GAATGGATAGGAAATGCTCTTGCGCCAGTCCTCAAAATTGACGACCCGAAAAAACGAGGACTGGCGCAGATAAATGCGCTAGTTAAAGCGTGGATAAACGCCGGAGTGGCGCAAGAGGTGGAGGACTTTGACGAACATAGAAAGCCAAGACAATACATACAGATAACTGGAGGTTTTTAAGTAATGTCTGAAGAATTTTGCGCCAGTTGCGCCAGTCTGCGCCAGAGACAGTCTTTGGGTTTTGCGTCAGTGCGTCAGTCCCCCTATAGGGGACTGACTGGCGCACTGGCGCGGATGAGTGGAGCAGGTTTTTTATCGGCGAGTGCCGCAAACAGGGAAGGGAATGAAAATGACTGCTGATTATGCTGACTATGTGCCTGATTATGACAGGGACCATAAGGTTGCTTATGAGGAGCTTAAACGCTTGATGGTCAATGCAACACCGAGGGAGGTGCTGATTGCCAGAGCGGCACGAGAGGAGGGCATCTGTGCGCGCGCTGTGTATGAGTTTAGAAAGCGGGAAAGGGAAGAGCATATGAAGGCTGGCAGGCTAACGCCTTTTGTATTTTCACATCCTGCTACGATACCGCTGCGAACTGAAGAGGAGCGGAAAAAATATGACCCGCGCCATAGGGATGCAGTTGATTAGAACGACTGCAGCCCGCCTTTGCTGGCGCGCTGCAGCCTTGCTGGATCACTGGGGCAACGCGCTGTTCATATGGGCGCTCAGAAGTTCCGGATGATTCGGAACATTTCGCCAGCGCGTATGCCGGCATCAGTGATCTGAACCAGACCTTCAGCTTCGAATTCACGCGCGGCGTATTCAAGCCGGTGGCCGGCGTGGAGGGCCATGCTCTGGCCACGATCGAGCTTGCGCGACAGGATGTCGAACAGGGTGTTGCGGTCCTTGATGGTAGCTTTTTTCCTGGTCATGTCATTTCCTTCTGTGAGCCTGCCTTGACGCGTACACGGGGCTTGGCAGCGGTCCTGGCCGTATAGGCCTGCAGCTCCTTCGGCGCCCTGCGGGCGCCTTCGGAGAAGCTTCGCAGCAGCGCTTCGACCCGCCGCGCCAGCATCAGCGTTGTCGCGTTCTCCGCTGGCCGTGCCAGCGCGTAGCCTGTCAACATCTGCTCAATCCAATCTGTGAGTGTCGGATGCCGCAGTGCAAATTCCAACAGGTCAGCGTTCCTGGCGCTTGCCGAGACGATGTTCTTTTCGGTCAGGAACCCATGCCAACCGGCATGGGCTTTGACGAGGGCACGGACCTTGCCGCGCAGCGAGGTGGGGATTGGGGTTGCTGCGGTCAGCATTTCATTTGCCTCCCAATGTCGCGAATGCAGCTTCGGAACCGTAGTGGATGCCGGTCTCGCAGACGAAGCAGTAGCCGTGGCCATCGGGCATGCCGCCCATGAACCATTGGCCGCGCCAGCTCCATTTGTTGGCGAGTGCTTCGGCTGCTCTGGCGTGGTTGTCCTCGATGCTCAGCGCGTGGTCGATGTGGATGGTCAGGCTGCCGGTTGCTGCGGTGGCCTTGATGCGCGAGCCCTTGGTGTTTGACGGGCCGATGAATTTGGTTACGATGGCCTGGACGGGATGAAGGGACATGGTGTTTTCCTTTGGGTGCGTGGAATGGTCAGGGATTATGCGCAATGCTTGTCGATGTACTGAACCGCTTCATCGAGGGTCTTGAAGCCGTCCTTGCAGTCGTACATGCTGTTACAGCGGTTGTAGATGCTCCAGCTGCGAACCTGCTTTGTGCCCGTGAGATACCAGGGTTCGATGGTGTAGTTTTTGTAGCTGTGGCGGCCGAATTGGTCAGTGGTGTGCTTGGTCATGTGCAGCTCCGTTGTTGATGAAAGGGTTATAGCACGACGAAATGTTGATATCAACTCCCCTCTACAAGAAAATGCGAAAAAATAACCCCGTAGTAGTACCGATAGGTGTCGGGCTTACTGACGAGAGGGAGGAGTGTTTTTGCCTTTTGATTGCTGATGGTTTGTCTGTGGCTTTGGCTTTCAGGACTGCGGGGTTTACTGCCAAGGATAAACGGGTTTCAGCTTTTGATTTGTATCAGACGCAGCGGGTTCAGGACCGCATCAAGGCCATCCTCAAAGCAAGGGCCTCACATCCGCCTGTAAGTCTTTCTGAGGTTACTGACATGCTCAAGCGGGTCTATGCAGGGGCAATCCATTCCAACGAGTTCACGCCAGCCCATAACGCCGCGTTCAGCCTTGCGAGGCTCTACGGGCTCGTGGTTGACAGGGCCCAGCTTGACGTGATCAGGAGGCCTTCACGCGAGCCGGATGCGCCCGCCGAGCGCGCGCTCTCCGACTGGATACAGGCTTTGCCAACGGGTAATCAGGGCCCGATACAACCTCAGGGCTCGGGCCTCCAGGGCTCGGGCCTCCTGATCGAGGCTACAGCTTGTGGTAGTGATTTGGATACTACTCGCCGAGGCTTCGAGGCCCGGGGTGAAACCGGAAACGGGGCCCCAACCGGACCGGTTACTGGGACCCCTCACCCACGCGCACATTCTGCCCCCATGGAAGAAAGTGGGTCCCCTTCTGCTGATGAGGGTACCGGTTATCCCAGCGCGGAAGAGCTGTTCTAGGCCATGAAGATCGTCACCGGCTTCAAGCCGCAGCCCGGCCCGCAGCATCACTTCCTCACCTGCCCGGCTGACATCGTGGTCTACGGCGGTGCTCGCGGAGGCGGCAAGAGCTTTGCCTCGCTCGGCGAGTTCTGGTGCCACAGCGAAGACTGGGGCCCGCACGCCAAGGGCCTGATGATAAGACGCTCGCGAGAGGACCTCAAGGACACCATCGACATGGCCCGGCAGATGTACGGCGGTGCTGCCGAGTGGAAGGACAAGGAGAAGCAGTTTCGCTTTTCCAACGGCGGCGTGCTGCATATGGCGTATCTCGAAAACGACGCCGACGCCATGAACTACCAGGGCTGGAGCCTTACCCGCGTCTACGTCGAGGAGCTGACCCAGTACGCCTCAAACGCCGGGATCTTCAAGTTGTTCGCGACCTTGAGGACAACCAGCGGCGCCCGCTGCCAGTTCCGTGCTACCTGCAACCCCGGCGGCCCGGGTCATCATTGGGTAAAGTCCTGGGTGATCGACAACGGCGCGTACAATCCCGTCAAGGATGACGCGACTGGTCTGCTCCGGGTGTTCATTCCAGCCAAAATCAACGACAATCCGGCGCTGCTCAAGAGTGATCCTAACTACATCAACCGCCTGCGCGCTGCCGGTTCTCCCGCCCTCGTCCGTGCTTGGCTCAACGGCGACTGGAGCATCATCGAAGGCGCATTTTTCCCCGAGTTTGAACCGGCACGCCATGTCATCGCTCCGTTCCGCATCCCCGCCGACTGGACCCGCTTTAGGAGCATGGACTGGGGCAGTGCAAGTCCTTTTTCCGTCGGTTGGTGGGCGGTTGTACAAGATGATATGCTCTACCGCGGCAAACTTCTGCCGCGCGGCGCTCTTATCCGTTATCGCGAGTGGTACGGTGCCGATGGACACGACAACAAGGGACTGCAGCTGCCTGCCGATACGGTCGCCCGAGGCATCGTGCAGCGCGAGACCGACGAAAAAGGGCAGCGCGAGAAGATATCCTACGGCGTGCTTGATCCCGCTGCTTTCGCCGTCGTCTCCGGACCTTCAATCGGTGAGACCTTAGCCCGGCACGGGGTGTTCTTCCGCCGTGCCGACAACTCGCGCGTGTCCACCCCGAAGCGCATGGGCGGCTGGGATCAGGTCAGATGGCGACTGCAGGGTACGCCCGACGGTGATCCGTTGATGTTCTTCTTCGATCACTGCCGGGCCGCGATCAGGACCATCCCGATGATGCAGCATGACGAGAACCGTCCGGAGGACGTCGATACCGAGAGCGAGGACCACGCTCCCGACGACATCCGCTATGCCTGCATGAGCCGTCCGTTCGGCAACCGCCTCGAAGCCGACGAAGACCGCAACCCCCTGCTCGCCCGCAATGCGCTGCGGCTTGATGAGCTGGACGCTTAGGATTATACCTCGAAAACTCTCCGCTCCCCGCTGGGAGCGACGATGCCCTCGACGTCCTTCACCGCTGGCGAAGAGCGACCCCCGAATATCGACCCGGTCTCGCCCGAGGCCGACCGCCCCGACGCCCAGCCCGTAACCGACACCACCGAGATCGACACCGGCTGGTGGGAACGGGCACTGTCCGACGCCGAGCGTGCCGAGAAGAACTGGCGTGCCCGTGGCCGCGACATCGTCCAGATCTACCGCGGCGATATCCCGATCACGAGACCCAAATCCGGCAAGTACAACGCCCAGTCCGCCTACTCCACCCGGCAGGAAAACGCGAGCGTTTTCAATATTTTATACGCGAATACGGAGGTCATGCTGCCGGCGGCCTACTCCAAGCCGCCCGATCCGGTGGTCAAGTCGCGCTTCATCAAGAAGACCTCCGACCCGATCGGGGCGATGCCGCCGGGAATGGGGATGCCGCCGGGCATGCTTCCTCCTGGAATGCCCCCAGGAGCCCCTGCGGGGTCCGCTGGTGCGGTTGGAGGGCCGCCCGGTGTCCCACAGCCTCCAGGCCCGGGCGGCCCTCCACCGCCCTCCCCAGGCCCTCCTGGCCCTGTGCCTCCTCCGCCTCCGGCTGCCGGAAACGCCTTCCCTGCTGCAGCCGGGGGTCCCGGAGGGCCAGGGGGTCCGCCGCCGCCAATGTCGTCCCCGACCGGGCCCGGCGGGCCCCCACCCGGCCCGGGAGGCCCAGGGGGTCCGCCCGGTCTTGCAACCCCCTCGCTTCCCGCACCAACCCCTGAGGGCCTGCCGGAGCAGAACGACATCGAGACTGCCGCTTCCGTGATGGAGAAGGCCCTCGAAATCGTGGTCTCCGACGAGGCCTCGCACGAGGCGGTGAAATGCGCGGTGCGGGACATGCTGCTGCCGGGCCGCGGGGTGTGCCGTGTCAGGTGGAAGCCGGTGCTCAAGCAGGTCCCGGTCGATGATCCGGTGATGGGCGGCCAGCTCGCGCACCCGGTCACCGGCGAGCCGCAAACGAAAGAAGTGAAGGTATGGGAGACCGTGGACGATGAGTACGTCTACTGGGAAGACATTCTTATCGACCCGGTGCGCCAGCATTCCGACGTCGGCTGGATCGCGTTCCGCCACCTGTTCGATCAGCAATCCCTGTTGTCCGAGTTCTCCGACAGTCCGGAGTTGCAAAAGCTGCAGGCCAACAACCGCATCTCCGACCTGTTCAGATGGACCGAGGAGAGCGCCGCCAAGTCCCCGGTCGGTGGCGGTGCCGCGCCGAAGACGGCTTCACGATTGGATGCGGTCATCCGCAAGGCGATGGTGTGGGAGGTCTGGAACAGGTCAACCAAGGAGATCATCTGGCTGATCCGCGAGAACGGCGGCATCGCGCTTCGGGTCGATGCCGACAGCCTCGGGCTCGAAGGCTTCTACCCGATCCCGAAGCCGATCTACGCCGTGACCTCGACCGACACCATGATCCCGAAGGCGTTCTACGACCTCTACGCGAGCCTCGCTGCCGACCTCGACGGCACCTCGCGACGGATCTCTGACTTGACCGACAAGATCAAGGTGCGCGGCGGCTACAACGCCGCCAACAAGGACATCGCAGCGCTGCTCACCGCCGACGACGGCAAGATGCTGCCGGTTGACGGCGTCGATCTGATGTCAGGAGGGTTGCAGAACCATATCTGGCTTGTCCCCATTCTCGAATGGGTCAACGCGCTCAAGGAACTGTACGGCTCGCGCGACCAGCAGAAGAACGCGATCTACGAAATCATCGGCATTGCCGATATCGTTCGCGGTGCTACAAATCCTTACGAAACAGCTACCGCCCAGCGGATCAAGGGCACCATGGGCACCGGGCGGATGCAGGGCGTCAAGTCCTCGGTTGCAAACTTCGTCCGCGATCTGATGAAGCTGAAAGCCGACATCATCGCCAAGAACTTCGACGCTGCAACGCTTACCCGGATGACTGGCGAGGACGTCACTCCGCCGGTGATGGCGGTGCTGCGAAGTGATTTCCTGCGCACCTGCAACATCGACATCGAAACCGACAGTACCGTCGAGTTCGACGAGACGACCGAAAAAGAATCCAATGCGCAGGTGATGCAGGTGATCGGCGCCACCATGACCGCGGCGCAGGGGTTGCTGGCGACGGGATTGCTGCCGCCGCCGATGATCATTCAGCTGACGCTGGAGATGATCAAGATGATGCTGCACCCGGTGCGGCATTCGCGCGGGGTTGTCGATCTGATCAATGGCTACCAGGAAGTGCTGATGAAGTTCATGCAGCTCGACCCGATGGGCGCCTCGATGCGCCCGCCGCCTCCACCGCCGGGGGCTCCGCCTCCCGGTGCCAACGGCAAGGGGCCGCCCAAGGCCCAGCCGCCGCAGCCGCACCAACTCCCGCCGCACGTCGGGCCTCCGGGCCCGGGTGCACAAGCCGTCCCTCGACCATCGTAAGGAGCAAAACCCATGGTTGATCAAAGAACGCCTGCCCCGCCGCCCCAGCGCCCCGGCGCACCTCAAGCCCCGAGGCCGGGCGCTGCGCCTGCCGGCCATATCGACAACCGCGATCAGGACCCCAGGCACCCGGCCAACACCACCCAGCCCAAGCCCGCCCCCGCAACCGGTGGACTGCCGCCCGAGGCCTACATGACCGAGCAGGAGAAGGATGCCGCCAAAAAAGTGCAGGGCTCGAGCGCCAAGGAGCCGTACCCGACCGGCAGCCCGCCGCCCCCTGCCGAGAGCACCACCTACTCGCAGGGCATCAAGGGCATCACCGACCAGCCCTCGGCCAAGCCCGGTCATGCTTCCGGCCCTGCCGGTCAGGCGCCCGGGATCAGCGACAAGCCGCCGCGGAAGGAGACCCCCTGATGCCCTGGTACATGCGCACTGGCGCCGACGCCAATTCCAATGACGCCTATCTGCCGAAGACCACGCCCGAGAAGGCTGGCTGTCCCGGTGCCGGAACGGCGGTGCTGAGCGATCCGAACTACACTTTCGCTTCCACCATCACCCCCGGCAACGAGCGGGCGCCGTACCCGACCGGCGGCGGTGGCGGCGGGGCCTACATCACGACCGTGGCTGCGGTTGAGACCACCGCGACCACCGTCGTCGTTCCGACCTGAAGGAGGTTGTCATGGCCATGGTTCGCTACCCGCTGCCGATCACCAACGCGATGCTGCTGCCGGCCAACGAGAACCTGCTCAAGCCGCGCTATTCGACCCCTGCGGACTGGAGCATGGGCGTTGCCGGCAACGAGGAAGACATCGCCACTCTGAGTACGCCGGTGGTCGGCAAGGAGAGCGCCTTCACCGTCACGCCGTACCCGATCCGCACCCAGGCCGCGAAGGCGGCGGCGATGGTCGGTGGCGCGCTGCCGATCCTCGATGACCTCGGCGAGGATTACGGCATCTACAAGGGTCAGGCCGGTCGCACCG